GCACGGAGGCGGGCCCGAGCGTAGACACAGTCATCGGTTGCGTGCGAGTGGCCGACGCACAGACCGCAGCACACACAGGCCAAGGGAGTTTCATAGTGGCACTTCGAGGATCAATCCCCAAGCCCGAGGACAAGCGGCTCAAAGCCATGTTCTTCGGCGCGGCCGGAGTCGGCAAGACTACCGCCGCGATCCAGTTTCCCGCACCGTACCTCATCGACACGGAACGCGGGGCCGAGAACGATCAGTACGTCAAGATGCTGGCAGACCGGGGCGGTGCCCTGTTCCAGACCAGCGACTTCGATGAGATGCTGGCCGAGATCCGTTCGCTGATGACCGAGAAGCACAACTACCGCACGCTCATCATTGACCCGATCACCGTGGTCTATTCGGACTTGGTGGACAAGGCGGCGGCAGAAATCCGGGCACGGTCCAAGGAACCGGGCGCGACCGGCCAGGAGTTCGGTCGGCACATCGGCTTAGCCGATACCCGGATGCGCCACCTGCTGAACCTGTGCTACCGGCTGGACATGAACGTGATTGTCACGGCCCACAGCAAGGCGGTCTACGGCGACGGCATGGCGAAGCTGGCCGATACTTTCGACGGCTACAAGAAGCTTGACTACGTGTTTGATCTGGTGTTCGAGATCACCAAGCGCGGCACGGAGCGGGTGGGGAAGGTGCGTAAGAGCCGCGTCCAGAACTTTACGGAGAACGACGTGTTCCCGTGGTCCTATGACGAAGTGGCCGAGCGGTACGGCCGCGCCACGTTGGAGCGTGTGGCCGAGGTGGTTGAACTGGCAAGCCCGACCCAGGTTGAGGAACTGGCGCGGCTGGTCGAGGCGATGAAGATTGAACCGGAAACCGTGGACAAGTGGCTCACGAAGGCGAACGCCGAGAGCCTGTCCGACATGCCCGCAAAGAGCATCGAGGCGTGCATCAAGTGGTGTCGCGCGAAGATTGAGAAGGTGAGCTAATGCAGTACGATCCCAAGGACGCGAGCAGTGCAATCCCCGCCGGTGTCTACGAGGCGACGGTGACGAACATCGTCGAGCGGAAGGAAGACGGTTCGGACATGAAGGACAAGAACGGGTACGACATGATGCGCGTGTCGTTCGATGTGTACGTGGGCGACGCGACCCGCAAGCTGTCCCAATACTTCTCGGCTGGTCCGTCCGCCCTGTGGCGAGTGAAGAAGATGGCCGAGGCGGTTGGGCTGGGCGAGAAGTTCAAGGCAGGGAAGCTGGTGCCCGGCGACTTCCTCGACAAGAACCTGCGGCTCACGCTGGCCGTCAAGGACGATCCGAAGTACGGCGAGCAGAACGAGATCAAGGTGTTTGAACCGACGGCGGTTGGTGCGCGACCCGCGAACGCTGGCGGCCTCATCAAGCGGGTGTCGGAGATGCAGCGCAAGCCGGTGATCGACGATGAATCCGTGCCGTTCTAGTCACACTTCACTCCGTCGCGTTCGGAACCCGGCGCGGCGGGGTTTGACCGAGCATCTTCAACCGCAGCAGGCCGTCGGGTAGTAACGGCTGCACGCAGGTCCAAGCATCCCTGCTCACGTCCGGCTCCGAGAGGGGCCGGGCGGGATTTGCCCCACAGGGGCGGAAAGGGTTGGGAATGGCAACGATCTCCTCTCGCGTTCAGGTTGGTGCAAACACGCTATCGGAGCAGGCATTGGTGGCCAAGGGTGCCTATCGCGTGTTCGTCACTCCCGAAATCGCGTCCCAGTGGCTCACTTACAGGCGACCGCACCAACGCGCCATCAACAGGGCCAACGTCATGAGGCTGGTTCGCATCATGCGAGAGGGTTCGTGGAGGCACGACTACCCCGGCGGCGTGATCTTCTCGGCCAACCTTGATGGGCGGCCTTCGTTGGATGATGGACAGCACACGCTGCACGCGATCATTGAGGACGGGAACGGGCAATGGCTGAACGTGACTACCGGCGCAAGCCCGGACCTGTTCAAGTACCTCGGCGGTGACAAGGCTCGCACGACCGCCGACAGGTTCCGCGAGATGGACATTGACTCAGACAACGCCAAGTTCCACTCGGCTATCAGGGCGGCTAGGTACGCTCGCACCTCTCGGGCCTATCCAATGGCTCCGGGCGTGACCGAGGTTTGGTGTTCTGCATACCGCGAACACGTCAAGGCCGCTATGCAACTGAACGAACGCAAGCGCGGATCGGGCCGGGCCGGAGTGGTTGCGGTGCTGGCCGAGTACCACTCATTTGCTCCAGACAAGGCCAAGGTGTTTGGCATGTCTATCAGCGAGCCGGACGGCCCGTCGCAGCCGGGTCGGATGTTGCGAGACTTCCTGTTGTGCATGCCCCCAAGCATGTCGGGCTGGGGTGCCGTGACTCGCGTGTACGGGGCGGCGGTTGCGGCAGCCGTGGCCGACTACGAGGGCCGCACGATCCAGATTGTGAGGCCGCGTTCCGGCTGGCCCGATCACCTGCTTGCCATGATGCCGGAGGAGATTCAGACCTGCACCGAATACCCGGAGTGACCGCCCAGCCCTGTCGGGAAACCGACCGGGCGGGATTGAACTACGCCGCACCGTCCCGTAGCTGAGTAGGTCGCGGGACGGGTTGTGGGGGGTTATATCTAATCTGTATATTTCAAAGGTTTGCACTGTGAAACAGTGTTTGTCCGGGTACGCTATCGGTATGGAAACCCCCAAGCAAAAACCCTGCAAGGCGTGCGGCAAGACCAAGCCGATAGAGGACTTCTACCGGCACGCAGCACACCGCGACGGCCACTTCGGACGGTGCAAGGACTGCATGAACGCGGCGGCCAAGGCACGGTTTGAACGCGACCCGGAGGCGGCCAGGGCTAAGGCACGCGAGCGGTACCGGAAGATGCGCGAGGCTGGCGGCTGGAAGGTTGTGTCAAAGGAGGCTGCACGATGACAACCTACGCCATCAAGGACTGGGATCAGACCTTCGAGAACCGTTTGTCAAGGCGTCTCGACACGCTCCGGTACGTGTCGATAACGAACAAGCAGGACTCCGGAGCCTTTGTGCAGCTCATGCGAACCCCGTCCGGCATCATCGCGTACGGCGTCTTCATCGCTCTGGTCCAGATCGGATCGAAGTGTCCGGAACGCGGGACACTGACCGACGACAAGGGCGACTGGACTCCGGCCCGGTTTGCCAAGCGGTTTGGAACTCCCGCCAAGGTGGTAGAAACCGCGTTTGACCTGCTAATGAGTGCAGAAATCGGTTGGCTGGTTGATGCCAAGACCGTCCAGCCTGCGCACACCGCGCGCACACCGCGCGCACAGGACGCGCACACCGAGCGCACACCCGGCGCACAAGGCGCGCAACCGACGGGGGGGGGTATTGTAGAGTATGGTAATGTAAGGGAAGGTATTGTGAGAGAGAGAGCGCGCGCACAAGAACTCGACAACGTGCCGGGGGCGGTTCCGATGCCCGGAGACGTGCCAGAGTTCAAGCCAATCGCAGATGCACACCCCAAGGCCGCAGGCTGGCGAAAGTCTGTGGACGCCATGCGCGAAGTCTGGCCGTCGATCTATCACCATCACGGCGGCGAGGGAACCGAAGACGAACGAATCAAGCGTGGGCTGGCGTGGATGATGCAAACCACGCTGGCATATGCGAAGGCGGTTGAAGGGCAAGGAACTCGGTTCCTGCCAGCGTGCGATAGGTTCTGGAGCGAGGGTATTTACGAAACGCCAGCGGCGTGGAGCAACAGCAATGGACAAGACAACCAACGAAATTCTGGATCGCGTCAGCAGGCGTCGGGCCGAACTGGGGATCGCGCCTCCCGCACCACGGCAGCCGAGGAGCGTGCCAAGCGAGAGTTCCCCGAGCCTCCCATCGAAGACATCCTCGCCCAGCTTGTCTATCGCCCCCCCGGAACAAGCGGAAGCGCGTCAGCGGCGGTATGAGCGAGAGGAGGTGTGGGACAAGGCCAACATGCCAGCACGCCACCGGGCGCGGATCGTGGCTGGCGTGGAGCTGAACATCGACCACGCGGCCCAGGCTTGGCAGACCGCGATGGACGGCGGGCTGCTGGCTCTGGTCGGGACGCGGGGCAGCGGAAAGACCCAACTTGCCGTTGGGCTGGCCCACGCATGGGTGATGGGCGGGCGCGGGTCGGCGTGGTATACGCGGGCCGATGACATGTTCGATTCGATGCGGCGTGAGTTTGACGAGGACGGCAAGCAGGGCAAGGCAATGGCCAAGCTGGTCCGGACGGGCCTGCTGATTATCGACGAACTTGCCGACCGGGTGGACTCTGCGTTCGAGACGCGAGAGCTAAACCGGCTGATCGACAAGCGGTACGCAAGCCAGTTGCCCACGGTGATGATCGCCAACCTCACGGCGGCGGACTTTGCCAAAAGCATCGGGGCCAGCGCGACTAGCAGGATGCAGGAGTGTGGGCGGATTCTTGTGATGGATGGGCAGAGCTACAGGTCAAGGGCGGCACAGACCGCAGGAGCAGCCAAGTGAACCGCGACGAGCAACTGATCGTGTCCCTAGTCAGGGACATCTGGACCGACCTCCACGCCCTGCGCAAGATGACCAAGTGGGGCAGCGACAGTGCCAGCCCGTATCTCTACCGCGTGGTCCACAACCTGATCGACGACGGCAAGCTGGAGTGCCGGGGCGGGTGGGAAGGTGGCGCGTTTATGGTGAGGGCCAAGGCATGAAACTAGACCCAGTGATTGAGCGGATGCGGGCGCGGGACGATCAGGCGACCGGGCTGGCGTGCGAAATGCTCGGGCTGAAACTTCCCGACGCTGACATTGCCGAGGTGTACGAGGACATCAAGCGTCGGTGCGAGCGTGCCCACTTTGGCCGCAACGACCGCGAGATGATCGTTTCGCTCATGGCGAACATCGGATTCTGGGCTGTCGTCGAGGCGATGGAGCGCGAGATCCGCGAGGACGAGGAGGCCAACCCATGACCCAGTTCATCCTCAACGAAGCCCCGCGCGGGCGGACGCGCGACGGGGCCAAGCTGGTGCCGGTCAAGCCGCCCAAGCCAAAGCGGACCCGGCGCAAGTTCAATGTGGGCGACGTGGTGACGTACCGTACACAATCGGGGAAGTGCCAGTACGTGAAGGTGACGACGGGCCAGACCCGGTTCCACCTGAACTGGAAGCCGGTCGCGGTCGTGGCGTGGGAGAAGCATGTCGGACCAGTCCCGCCGGGGAAGGTGATCTACCACCTCAACGGCGATCCGTTCGACCATCGCATCGAGAACCTAGCGGCTGGCACATTCTCCGACCGTGCCCGGAACTGGATCAGGCTCCACCCGGAGGAGAACAACGCCAAGCTCGCGCGGATGATCGTCGGTGCGAAACGGGCACGCAAGGCCAAGACGCTTGGCAGCCACGTTCTCGGGTTCGTGCCGACGTACTGGTACGCCGTGGACCATGCCGCCAAGACGATTATCAATGTTCCGTGCCGGGACAAGTGGCGCGTGTACGTGGCGGCTGGCATCGACGAGGCCACGCTCCGGGCTAACTACCTCGTCAACCACGACGGCCACGTAGCGACGGCGCTGGGCTGGCCGGGCCTGACCGACACGCAAGCCTGTATCTTGACGGCCATGCTGGGCCGGGACTGGTCGCACTGGCAGGACGTTTGGGCGGATGTCGAGGCCATCGCCATGCCGCGGATAGGTAGAACCCCCCAGAACGTGACGGGGCGTTGGTGGGGGTTTGACCAGCTTGCCCGGAAAGGGCTGCTAGAACGCGTCAGGAGCGTCAAGAGGGTGCGGTGGCGGGTAGGGCCGGGGGTGGAGGGTCAGCGTCGATCCTGGACGAACGTAGTGCCGTTGCGTGGCAAGGACGCGGCCCGCCTCGTAGGTTTCCGACGCATTGACCCTGTTTTCGGAGATGTTACCGAGCCAACAGAGTCCGTACTGTGGCGGGTGTTGAGGACCGTAAGGGCCGAGGCCCGTGCAATCAAGGGGAATCCATGAAGGTAGCGGTACTCTGCGAGTTCAGCGGCACCGTGCGCGATGCGTTTATCCGGCGCGGCCACGACGCTATCTCATGCGACCTGTTGCCAACCGAAGCACCAGGCCCGCACATCCAAGGCGACCTGCGCGAGCATGACTGGAGCAGCTACGACCTCATCATCGCGCACCCGCCATGCACCTATCTGTGCGGAATGGGCGTGTGGTGGAACCACAAGCGGCCCGAGCGTTGGGCGTTGACGGACCAGGCCGAGGCGTTCTTTCGGTTCGTGTGGTCGATCCCGTGCGAGCGAATGGCCATCGAAAACCCTGTTGGGATTATGAACACCAGATTCCGCAAGCCGGATCAGATCGTTCAGCCTTGGCAGTTCGGGCATGAGGCCAACAAGCCAACCTGCCTCTGGACGCGAGGGCTTCCGCTGCTGGTTCCGACGCAGATCGTGGACCGTGGGCGGTTCTACACCAAAAAGAACGGGGCCAGAATGTCGGCGTGGTCACACACAACCAGCGGCACCAACAAGGCAAAGAGGGCCAAGATCGCATCAACCACATTCCCAGGCATCGCAGAAGCAATGGCGGACCAGTGGGGTGCCCCATGATCCGAAACATGAAGTGGACCCGCCGCGGCGTTCTTGAATACGCAGCCCTGTACGGCGAGGTCGAGGCAATCGACGCGAACGGCAACACCATGAGCAAGTCCGCGAGGCTGTGCGAGGAGTTGCGGGCCGAGGGCTTGCTGCGGTCTATCGGCTGGTATCGGTACGTCATCACCGACGAGGGCCGTGACTGGCTGGCGGGGATGTGAAACTTGGCCAAGCCTATTGACAGGGCGTGTCGGTAGGGGTAGGCTATGGGTGTCGGTAGAGGCCGACGAAGGGAGCAACGATGGAAGTGGATTATCTGCCGGACGAGATGAGGGCCAACATCGACGCGCGGCCGTTCGAGGGCGACGAGTTTACAGTCGGCTTCTCTGTTGGCTGGCGAGCCGCGTGCGAGGCGATGCACAAGAAGGCACAGGCCAAGGCCGAGCCGGTGTTCTGGGCATACGCCGACAACGGCGAATACTGCAAGCGAATCGGCGGGGTGTGGCGTGGCGTCCACATTGACGACGACGGCTATGAACACGACGACCTGTTCGAGGACGACGAGATCCCGCACCTTGAAGCAATGAGTCATGGATACGGATGGGTGTGGTGTGATAGCGAGGCCGAGGCCCGGCGCGTGGCTGGGTTTGCTGACGCGGAGGCCAACCCATGACCCGCCGCACCCGCGAGTACCTGACCCTGACATTCGCCGTCGTGTCGCTGGCCTGTGTGCCGGTGGCGTTGGCTGCACTGGAGTTGTTCCGGTGAAGATCACCCTCCCCTACCCGCCAACGGTGAACACCTACTGGCGCAACGTCAAGGGCCGCACCGTCCTGTCTGCGAAGGGCCGGGCGTACAAGGCCAATCCGCTTTACGTTGTCGCGTTCCAGCTGGACGAGCGGCCAATCTACGGCAGGTTGTCCGTCGATGCCGTGGCGTACATGCCCGATGCACGCACGCGCGACCTCGACAACATCTGGAAGCCGATGCTGGACTACCTGACCCATCACGGGGTGTTCAGGGACGACTCGGACATTGACGACCTGCGCATCCGCAGGGGCGGGATTGACAAGGCGAATCCGCGAGTGGAGTTGACAATCACCCGCGTCGGCGGGGAGGAGGCAGGCAAGTGAACATTCAGAGATGGGCCAATATCGACGGCTGCATGGAACCAGCAAACGACTGGGGCGATTGGGTCCGGGCCGATGAAGCCCTTGACCGCATTGCCAAACTGGAAGCCGCCATCGCTGAACTGCAAGAGATGGTCAACGTCTGCGAGATGGACCGCAACAGGGCACTGGCCGAACTCGCCCGGCTCCGGCCAATTGCGGAGCTTTACCTGCTGGCGTGGGAGGAGTGCGGGAAGTGGCGTGGACTGATTGGCGAACACGCCAACAACCGTGAATGGGGCGGCACCGACATCAACGGTGTGTGGCGATGGGTCGCACAAGCCGACGCCCACGACAAGGCTCGGGCGGAGAGGGGGGTGGGGCAGTGACCGCAACCAACATCATCAACGCCGTTCTGGACCACTACGACATCCCCGCCCAGTCCTTCATTGCCCGCAACCGGGACGAGCGATGCGTCAAGGCCCGCGCCGTCGCAGCCTACCTGCTCCGGCAACATACCGGGCTGTCCTGGCACCAGATAGCCGCGATCATGCAACGGCCCGGCCATACCAGCGCGTTGACGGCGTACCAGAAGATCGACAAGCGGATCATAAATGAGCCGGAACTGGAGGCCGAGGTTGCGGCAATCCTGAACCGGGCGGCTAAGGCTAGTTGAGACTTAGAATCATTCCAGACTAGCCCGCTTTGCTGCGGGTATAGGGAACCTGCGCCCTTGACGTGCCTGGGCTGGCGTGGTAGGGTGGGGGAGAAGGGAGCAATGAATGGAACGAAACTGGACCCCGGAGCCGTGGCAGGGTCGGCACTACGGCGGAAGCATGTACCGGATCGAAACTGAAAACGGCAGCGTTGGCGATATCCAGTGGTGGTCGTGGGGCGAGACCAATCAGACAACCAGTGGGGCCAACTCTGCCCGGATTGTTGATTGCGTCAACGCCTGCGCCGGTCTGGACGACCCGGCCAAGGAGCTGGCCAGCCTCCGCGAAGCCCTCGCCGCAGCCGAGGCGGAGTGTGCGGCGGCACGTACCGCACTGTCCCCGCCACCGTTGCAGATGGCCGGGCCAACCGATAGCATCGTGCCACAGCCATCACCGGCCCGGCGTTGGGCGGACCTGCGCCAAGCCGCCAACGCCAACGACGCCACCCGCGCCCGGCTTGGGATGGGCAGGATTGGGGAGGCTGTGCTATAATCATGGGTCAAGGCCGCATGATGCCCTGTCAGGCACCAGCGACCCGCTAGCAATGAGTTGCTGGCGTTCATCCCCGACGGCCTGCTAGGGCCGAGGAGACGCGCATGGATATTAGCACTTCGTCTGTCCCGTCATCGCCCGTTGATGCCGCTGTCGTCGCGCCCGGCCTGCCCGTTCCTCCCAAGCCGCCCGGCGACTGCATCGAGTTTGCGGGCCGCAAATCAAAGAGATACGGCCGGGTCCGTGTTGAGAAATACGGCCAGGTCCGTGTTGGCGGCAAAAAGCTATGGGCGCATCGAGCCGCGTGGGAGGCTGTCAACGGTCCAATCCCGCCCGGCATGGTGCTAGATCATTTGTGCAGAAATCCCGCCTGCATCAACGTCAACCACCTAGAAGCGGTAACACACCGCGTCAACATTCTTCGCGGGTTTGGCACGGCTGCAATCAACGCGAGAAAAACGACGTGCAAGAATGGCCATCCGCTAGAGGGCAGCAACCTTTGTAAGACCATGAATGGCAGTCGAAAGTGCAGGACGTGCGACATCGCGTGGCAAAGGGCTGCCCGAGCTAGGCTAGCGACGGGCGAGGCTAACCCTCACTAGCCGCGCCTACGCTTCCTGTACGCAGGAGGCACCATGCACAGATTTGCCACCATTGCCGTTGCAACCGCAGCCCTGACAGGGGCCGGTTGCACTTCCGCCAAGAGGACCATTGAAGCCGAGGCCATCGCCATCGACAGCGTGGCCAAGAGCGTCCGAACCGACGCACAGACCATCCGGGACAACGCACAGGATTTGCTCCCGCTCATACCGGAGCAGGTCGCGTACCCGGACGACATGCCCAACGCATTCGAGAAGGTCAAGACCATCATCGCCGCCGCCGAACGGATCGACCACGGGGCCGAGCGGATCGGTGGCAGCGGGGCCAAGATCCGCGAGAAGCTGCCCGGCGTGGTCGATACAACCCCCTGGTGGCAGACGCTGCTCGGCATGGGGTTCTGGGGGCTGGTCGGCATGGGCATTGCCCTTGTGCTGGCGTGGTATGGCCTGCTTCCGCTGGTCCTCCGTGCCATCGCTAGCATCGTCGCCAAGGTTCCGGCCCTGGCATCGGCCCTGATCCCGCCGCGCGTGCGAGCCGAGGCCAAGCTGGACTATGAGGCGTTTGACCCGGCAGACCCGAAGCAGACCGCCGCGATGGGTGTAAAACGGACCAGCCCGCTCTATGACGCGGCCTTCCGGGTTGCCAAGAAGGGGGCGAAGTAATGCCAGACATCAGCACCACGTACCGGCTGGACCTACAGGGTGAACTGGAGATCAAGCAGGGAGCCACGTACCAGCTTGGCCTCTACTACGTGACCAACGCCGGGGCAGCCATTGACATCTCAGGCTACTCGGCCCGCATGACCCTGCGCTCGGACTACGAGGCCACGACCAGCCTGCTCGACCTGACCAGCACGCCAGCGGCGGGGCTGGTTATCACGGGCGCGTCTGGGCTTGTCACGGTGACGATTACGAACACGCAGACAGCGGCCCTAGCTGCTGGCACGTTCGTGTGGGACATCGAGATCGTGTCGGCTGGTGGCGTGGTAACTCGCATGGCTGGCGGGGTTGGCGTGATTAGCCGCGAGGTGACGCGATGAGTTACCCGAGCGTGACGGTTGTACGGTACAGTCCGTCCGCAACCATTACGATGATTGTTGCGGAGGCTAATGTTGTGAACCGATGGGCGGCTGAACCGGCACCGCCTGGCACTGGTGGCGGTTGGCTGTTCAACGACGCGGACAACTCGGCGCACATGATGCTCACTTGGGATTGACGGAGGCTCTATGGCGAACGAAACATTCCTAGACGCATCGGGCGCAACAAAGTACCGCAAGAGCACGGGCGCAGGCTCGGCTGGCGATCCTGCCGTGGCCCACAACATCATCGACGGGACCGTGACCGTGACCGGGGCTGGTGGTACCTTCCCCGTCACAGACAACGGTGGCAGCCTGACCGTCGATGGCACGGTGGCCGCCACGCAGTCGGGTACGTGGAACGTGACCAACATCAGCGGGACGATCAGCCTGCCGACCGGGGCGGCCACGCAAGCAACGCTTGCAACGGCATCCGACACCCTGACCAGCATCGACGCCAGCCTCGCGGACATCACGCGGGCGGAAGATGCGATCCATACCAGCGGCAACCGTGGCGTGGTGTCCTTGGCCGTGCGGCGTGACACGCTGGCCGGGACTGCATCGGACGGCGACTACATCACGCTCAGTACGGACGCTGATGGGCGGCTCTACACGACCTCGACCGTAACCGGCTCCGTCGCAGTCACCGGCACGTTCTGGCAAACCACGCAGCCTGTGTCACTGGCAAGCGTTCCTAGCCATGACGTGACCAACGCGGGCACGTTCGCGGTGCAGGTGAGTTCGGCCCTTCCAACCGGCGCGAACACCATCGGCAACATCGGAACCATCGCAACTTCGATCACGCCGGGCACAGCAGCAGCCAACCTTGGCAAAGCAGAGGACGCGGTACACACCACGGGCGACACCGGCGTTATGGCCCTTGCCGTGCAACGCAACACGGCTGCATCTGGCGCGGCTGATGGTGACTACGCCACGCTAAACGTCAACAGTACCGGGCGGCTCTACGTTGACGCAAGCGTGACGGTGGCCCTGCCTGCCGGTACGAACAATATCGGTGACGTGGACGTGCTAACCGTCATCACGGGCACGGGCGCGACCAACTTGGGCAAGGCCGAGGATGCCGCACACGCCAGCGGCGATACGGGCGTGGCTATCTGGTCGGTCAGGCGTGACACGGCAGCGTCCGGGGCCGGTACGGACGGGGACTACGCCAGCCTCAACACGGACAGCACGGGCCATCTCTGGACTCGGGTTGGCCAGGCACTTCCGGCTGGCACGAACAACATCGGTGACGTTGACATCCTGTCCATCGCAACCGGTACGAACCTGATCGGTGACGTGGGCGGGGCCAGCCGAGCCACGGGCACGGGCGGCCTGACCGGGTACGTTCTAAACACGTCGGCAGCCACCAACAACGCTACCAGCGTGAAGAACAGCGCGGGCCGGGTCTATGCCGTCATCGCAACGAACAACGGGGCGGCCAACCGCTACCTGAAACTCTACAACAAAGCCAGCGCCCCAAGTCCGGCCAGTGATACCCCGGTGGCAACGTACATGCTCCCGGCTGGTGGTGGCATCTGCCGGATCACCGACATTGGGCTTGTGTTCAGCACGGGCATTGCCTTCGCGGTTGTGGCTGGCATCAGCGCGACGGACAACACGTCTATCTCTGCCAACGAGGTGGCGGTCAATATCGAGTACGCATAATGGCAACAGGCGACATCATCGCGTGCGAGGTCGATTCTACCGGCTCGTTCGCGTACATCACCGTGGAGGGCTGGTCTGCCTTGGCTGGCACGATCACCTACGACTACGGCGACGTGACGAACGGGGCCGGTACTGTGGCCTTTACCGTGGTCAGCGAGGGCTACGACGGGGTTGGCACGCTTGGAACAGTCACGCGCACGCTCTATGCCTATGACACTGTGCGCAAGGCCAAGCCGGACGAGGCCAGCCTGGACGAAGTGGCGGTCGGATCTGACCTCAAGATTCGCGTAGCCCTGTCCCGTGACGTATACGACGACGACAACACCGGAGCGGGCAAGTCGGGCACGGCCCCGACGGTGACCGTTGCGGCTGCGTGGGCCACGTCCACCCTGCCCGACACGAACAACGCGGTGACGGCTCTGACCGTGACCAACAGCAGCACGCTCGACTACCCGGTTTGCTTTGGCCAGCACGATCCCATCGCGGGCACGCTCATAATGTCGCGCGTAAAGTCCGACTTCCCGGTAGCCTTCAACGCCCGCCACGGCGAGGGCATCGCGTGCGTGCGGTGGAACGCCACGGGCGGGACCAGCGCCCACACGCAGGAAGCGTTCGCCACGGTCCAGACCAAGACGGAGCGGACGGCTACGGGCCTATACGGGTGCGCGTACGGGTCCAGCATCCCGCTTGCTGGCTACACGCAGGGCGAGACGATCACCGTGCGGGTCCGGGCCTATCCGGTGGTGGGTGACGCCAACAGCATCCTCGACACGAACGGGCGAACCACGGCATCAAATGAAATCCTTGGTTGGAACGATCTAATCGTGACCTGCGACAAGGACGACCTGCTGGACGTGATCCGGTACGTTTCCACGTCTGGCAACGATGCAACGGGCGACGGTTCGAGCGGCCTCCCGTGGGCCACGATTAGCAAGGCGACAACCACGGCAGGCGTGAACATCGTCCGCTTGATGGGCGACAACACCACGCACAATCTTGGCAGCACGGCGACGCGCCGGACTGCTACCGAGTGGGTGATTGTCGAGCCTGATACGGGCGTGGTTGGTTGCCGGGTTAGCATGACCACGACCCGCACGTATCGGTGCGAGCGGCTGCTGATTCGCAACTGCGAGATGAGGCTGGCCACGACCGGCTCATGGCTGGATGGCGACAACCTGAACTTCATTGCCCTGTCCGGCGTGACCTTCAACAAGAACGCCGTGGGCAACCCTACAACTAGCTTCGCCTACCAGAGCCTTGGCGCGTACGTGCTGAACTGTGACGGCGATCTAGCCATCACCAAGTGGACGCTGCAAGCATTCTCGACCGCCCGCGTGCTGACCCAGTATGACGGTTGCGAGTTTGAGGCGGACAATGCGGCGGTAGCTGATATTGCCGCGTGGTATCGCGTGGTGGCGTGTGCCTTGAACGGCAACGGCTTTGCCAGCAAGCTATCGACGGCGGACGGGCCGACGCAGAACGGCGTGCTGTTCGAGTTCAACACCAACCTAAACGCGACCAACGCAAGCCGGAACCTGCTCATCCTTGGCCCCATCGCACAGACCGGCGTATCGATCATTGGCAACCTGTGGGAGAAAACCGCAGGATCACAGTCGGCGGTCCACCTTTGGGCGGACGGAACATCGGCAGCGGCCACGCACGTCATCGTCGCGCACAACACCGGCGTTGGTTCTGGATCGGGCCGACGCTGGAACCTGTTTTACAACGACCGGGGCACGACGGCCTACGCGCACAAGTCCGTCTTTTTCCTTGGCACGCACATTGATGAGGGCAACATCAAGAGCGATGCGTTCGGGCAGGTGCCTACCTCGATCACGCGGTCTGGGTCAACGGCCACCATGACCATACCGGCGGAAGATGCCTCAATCACCTACGCGGTTGGCCAAAGCCTGTTCATCTCTGGCGCGACACAACCGGAATACAACGGCACCTTTACGATCACGGCCAACTCAGGAGCCACGGCTGGCGGCACCGTCTCGTTCACGGTGTCGGGCACACCGGCCACGCCAGCAACCGGAACCATCACGTACTTCGGCCTTGGACGCACGGGCAACTGGCCGCAGTTGTACGGCGCGAAGTGGCGCAGCGTAAACGTGGACACGCTGTCGTCCGGTACGTTTGACTGGGAAAACCTTGGCGTAGATAGCTCTCGCGTAACCCCGACATGGGTAGACGCGGCGGCCAACGACTACACGCCAGCGGCAGGCGATCCGTTCATCGGCAGGATTGGACAGCCCTACGTGCCCTTCGACCTGTACGGGCGGCGCTTTGCTGGCTCGGCCTGCCTTGGTGCGGTCCAGATTGTGCAGCCCAACGTGGTCGGGTTCATCGGCGGATCGTTGCAGGGGATCATCGGAGGCTAGCATGTATCCACGGGTGAACATCACGCGCACGCCCAACACCGTGACCATCACGATCAGCCCGGCATCGGTGCGGATCGTGAACGAGGTTGGCCCGTTCTCGCCCTTGCCACAGTTGAAGTTTGCGATGACCCCGTGGGGGCAGGGCAGCGTGGCCGAGGCCCGCGTGGTTGACATTGAAACGGGCAGCCTGTCCACGTACCCGCAGGGCCGGGCCGGGTTCAACACGCTTTATTGCCCGGTAATGACCGAGGGCCAAGGCGACGAGAACGGCACGACTCCGCCAGTGAATCCGGCGTGGTGCGCGTTCCCAGCCCTGTACGCGACCGACCCCAATCAGGACGTGCCGGTGCTGTCCAGCGAGGCCACCACGCGCGGGCTGCCGCAGGACGTGGTACGGCCTACGCAAAGCCTGCTGCTCGGCACCCGCCCGAAAATGCGGGGCTGGGTCGAGATCGACGTGTACGGCGCGGCCGCATGGGTGGCAGAGATGGCCGACGAATACGACAACTGGATCACCAGATTCGTCACGCCGATCAGCCCCGGCAACGACCCGACCCTGTACCGTGGCGTGGTTGTGCTGAACTGGGAACGGTTGGCCGCGTTCACCTTTGACGTGAACCGGATTGGGGCGGACGGGGACGCTAGTTGGATCTGCTACCGCCAGTGGCGGCAACTGTCAACGGGCGGGACCGGCACGCTGGCCTCGCCGTGGAACACCGTCACGGGCGGGACTGAGACGGAACAGCAAAGCCGCGAGCGGTTCCGTACGTTGGTGGCCGACTTCATGTCCGAGGTGGTAGACCTCATCAAAGCCAAGATGCCCCTGTGCCACCTGGTCTGGTTCAATGCCCCGGTGTTTCAGAACTGGTACCAGCTTGACCCAACCGATACCGTGGTCTGGAACGCCAGCCCCATCGCAACCATCGACGGCACGCCCATGAAGCGGTACGAGGCGATCAGGTACGAGGCACTTGGATGGATGGCGACGGACCTGTACCCGCTATTCGATTCGATCAGCGTGCAGGCGTATGACCTGCTCCCGCCCGGTTCAACGTCGGGCGCGGCGGCCCGGTACTTCCTCGCGGGCGGGTCCGAAGCGTGGTCCGGCTCGCGCCCGGTCAACGACGTGAACGTGACGCACAACACCTTCACCGAGAAGACCAGGCTATCGACGTTCTACTTCAACCTCATCGACGACGTGGCCAACACCGTAGACCTGCCCGTAGTGGCGTGGCTGTCCCCGGTCGGGTACTTCTCGCAAACAACCGGCTACCGCCTGTCTGCGGCGGACCAGCGCGTGTACCTGGACATCATCGACGGGTACGGATCGGGCTGGTCCGTAGGGTTCTGGATTGATTGTCTGGACTACGGCTGGACGAACGCCACGCTCGGCAACCTGACCAGCGAGCAACGGTGGAACGAAGTCCAGCAGGGTCTGCGCATCCTCAATCCAATCGTGGCAACCTTGACCGGCGATCCCGGCAACGGTGGCATCGTCGTAGACTTCCCGGCATCGGCAGAGGCGCAGTTGCCTCAAATACTTGGCCCAACCTACAGCGGTCTAGGAGGTTCGTGATGAGCGAGGAACAAAGCGAAAAAGCAGTTCGTTGGGTGTCGATCCTTTGGCCCGTCATCATGCCGATTGTCGGCGGAGCGTTTGGCGTATACGTTGCGTTCAAACTGCTAGAGCAGCGGGTGAACACCATCCAGAGCCAGACCAGCGAACTAGCCGACAAGGTTGAGCGTTACAAGGCCGAAGCCGATCTGTCACGGGAACGGATGAGCGAGCGGCTGTCCGAGATTCAGCGGGATGTGTCGTACATTCGCGGCACACTGGAGAAGCGGTAATGGAAGAGATGTCACAAGCAGACAGGGACTACATCGACCCGCCACCAATACGCGGCTCGCTGGTTGACACGGACGAACTATTCAACAGGTGGACAGACGACGGTGGAAAGGTTGTTGGCTACGAATACGACGGACGGATCAAGCTGCTGGTCAAGTTGAAGAGTGGCCGTCTGGTATACAGGGACGCCGAAGATCAGGTAGTCCACGACACCGACCCAACAGCCACGGAGAAGGCGTGAGCCAAGACCCCCCCAAACTCTCCCTCGACATGGGCGACGAAAAGGACCGTGGCATGGCACGAATGGCCATGCGGCGTTGGCCCCGTCGCTGGCGTGGGCTGACCGACGCGGTGAAGGATGAGCTTGCGGAAAGCCTGCGCATGGCCAACGAAGCGGCCCAGCGGCTCGCGGCCAACGACAACCCAGAGATAGCCCTTGAAGGCGTGAAGATGATCCCGAGCATTGTCCGCACCGGGGTACTGATGGAAGCTCAGTGTCAGGCCGATGAACATCTCGCGGACAAGAACGAGCGGCTGGACGATGGCAAGGCTACGGAGAACGTGGGCATCGTCCGCGTGCTTAGGCCGGACACGATGAAGCCCAAGGCATGACCAGACTACGCGACACTCTTCCAAGTCCGGCGGGCCAGAACATCGAAGATGGCCGTGACCGACACGCCGAAACGCTTGGCAAGCTCCCGCTTGTTGGCGTTGGGGTTGTTCCGAATGTGCCTGACCGCATCAGCCGTGAGCAGGGAAGACGAATGAGACTCGCCCATCTGCATCGTCCCGTGTCGCCGCCTGTCTTCGGCGTTTTCCTTGACCGTGCCCCAGCAAAGGTTGGAGGCGTCGTCATTGTCTTTGGTCCCGTCAAGATGCCGCACCGTCATCCCGTCCGGCTTGGGGCCATGAAACGCGGCGCACACAACGGCGGCCCTGCGAACGCTCTTGCACTTGAAGGCGTCATCGAACATGACGAGCTTGTGGTACCCGTCGCGGTCAATGGCCGTGGCGATGGATCGAGGAGCCTTGTGGCACAGGCTCACGATCTGGCCGTTGGAGTGGATGATGTACCGAGAAAAGCCCGGAAGTGTTGCCGTGTTCATGCGATAAGCATAGCCTACCAATGATTCAACTTCCACCCCTTTACGAGTACCAGCAGAAAGCCTTGTTCGGGCCGGAGCGGTACGCCGTCATCGAGGGTTCAACCAAGTGCGGCAAGACCCTGCCCGGCTTGTTGTGGCTGGTATGGGAGGCGTCGGAAGTGGCCGCGCGGGTTGGTTCACCGGCAGCCCGTAACTACTTTTGGGTAGCCCCCACCATGTCGCAGGCCATGATCGCCTACACCCGCCTACGCCGGATGCTGCGCGAGTCCGGCATGGGCGAAAGCGAGATGAAAACCAACGACACAGACCGGCGGCTGGAGATCATCGGGCTGGGCGTGTTCTGGTTCAAGACCAGCGACGACCCCGACAACCTATTTGGAGAGGATGTGTGGGGTGCGGTGCTTGACGAATACACCCGCCAGCGTGAGGAGGCGTGGTTTGCTGTCCGGTCTACGCTGACCGCCACCAAAGGCCGCGTGCGGTTCCTTGGCAACAAACGCGGCAAGGGGTGGGGCTGGAAGCTCGCACGCGAGGCAGAACGCAAGCAGGCCAACGGAGATCCAGACTGGTCCGCCCATCGCATCTCAGCACTAGACGCGGTGAAGGCCGGGCTGATGAGTCAGGAAGAGTTCGACGACGCCAAGAACACCCTTCCGTTCAACGTGTTCCAAGAGTTGTATCTGTGCGAGGATGCCGAGGACGCATCCAACCCGTTTGGGCTAGGTGCCATCCGCGCCTGCGTCAAGCCCCTGTCCACCCTCCCGCCCGTCGTGTTCGGCATCGACCTTGCCCGGTCTGAGGACTACACGGTGGTGATTGGGCTGGACCAAAACAAGGACGTGTGCCGGTTCGAGCGGTGGAACGGCACGACATGGGACCAGACCGAGAACCGCATCCTGTCCCTAATCGGCAACGTGCCGACGTTGATCGACTCGACCGGCGTGGGCGATCCGGTTGTGGAACGGATCAGCCGCGAGCGGCCCACGGTCGAGGGCTTCAAGTTCACGGGCGGGCCAAGCGGCACGAAGCAGAAGATCATGGAAGGGCTGGCCGTAGACATCCAGTCCAAGCGCATCGGCTTCCCTGACGGGCTGATCGTGACGGAGATGGAAGCCTACCAGTACGAATACACTCGCTCGGGAATGACCTACGATACGCTGGCAGACCATGACGATACAGTGTGTGCGTTAGCCCTTGCTAACCATAAAGCGGTGGCACAGCTAAATGCGCCAAAGTTCTTTGTGAGGCTCGGCGGGATTCGATAGGGGCAACCTATGGCCAAGCGAAAGAAGCCCGACGACCGACAGACCCCGCAGGTGTACGCGGCTGCGTCGCTGACCAACAACGACCTGCTGTCGTCGCGTTACATGGTCCAGTCCGCCGACGTTGAACTGGTCGGGCGGATGATCCGCAACACCGTCGCGCGTGCCATCGACCTGAACGCCACGGTTGTATCGAGCCAACCCATGCGCCTGTACCGGCCCTCCAGCGGGTCCAAGGTTTACGGCAAGCGTCGGGTGGACCGCAAGACCAAGGCGTTCCTGTCCGGGCGTGGCGTGTGCAAGCCGCACAAGAAGGCCGTGAGCGTGTCCAGTGCCAGCGATGAGATGGAGGAGATTACATCCCATCCCATCCTGGACCTGTTGTACGCGCCCGATCCGTCTATGACGTGCGGCCAATGGTTCTATCTGATCCAGTCCTACATCGAAGCGACCGGCTGGTGCGCGGCATGGATGGGGCCGGACCAGATCCCCAAGGGCATGTACGTGCTGGCCCCGCACCAGACCAAGATCGACTTCACCGTGCAAGACTACATCCGGGGCTTCACGTTCGGGTCCGAGACAAGCAAAGAGCGGTTCTTCCCCTACGAGGAGTGTGCGTACTTCCGGCTCCGGCCACACCCGCAGAATCCCAACCGGGCCGCGTCGTGGGTGTCGTCCGTCATCATGCCGAGCGACATGGAACAGGCCGCGCTCCAGTCCGAGATTGCACGGTGGAACAATGGCGGCCTGCCCGGTGCTATCTACAAGATCAACGCCACCAGCCAGACCGAGTTTGACCGGGCGGCGAACGAGATCGACCGGCAGACGCGCGGCGTGAACAAGGCCGGGCGCAACCTCATCATCAGCAATGCCGAAGTCATCCAGCCCGCCAGCAAGCCGCACGAGATGAACTACCAGGCCGGTCTGGACACGGCAGAGGCCCGCATCTACCGGGCCGCTGGCATCCCCGAACCGCTGTGGAAGCTGAACGATGCCAACCTTGCCAGTGCGTCGGCAGCCTCGCCCGCGTATATGAACCTCACGATCTGGCCCCGCCTGTCCACGCTGGCCGAGATCCTGACGGAGTACGTTGTGAGCCGGTTTGATCCGACCGGGACAATGTTCCTCGCGTTCGACAACCCGGACAATGAGGACGTGACGCAGGAAACGGCCCGCATGGTCAGCCTCGCCAATGCTGGTCTGGTATCGGCCAACGAAGCCCGTGCCGCGTTGGGCATCGAGCAGGCCGGGCCGGAACTGGACGTGTACCGTTTCAATGGCGTTCCCATCATGGTCCCGGCGATGGATCGCGTACCGGAGGCTCCAAATGCAACCACGCAAACGGCCAAGGAAGGGGATGAGCCGCAGGATCCCGCACCCGAAACCGGCAATGAGCCAAAGGGAGGCAATGGAGATGGAGAGGACGATGCTGGAGAGGGGGATGAGGCAACTGCTGCCAAGTCCAACGATCTGCGTTCGGATGGCACTGGCGGCGATGCACTCGCACGACATGGGGACGGCCTACCCGGACGGGGTGGTGCGGCTCTATCCAAACTGACCTGCACTTGTGACAACCACACGAAGGAAGCCGAGCTTGCCCGGCGACCGGACGGGATGAACACGGCTATCGAGCAGATGGCGGACGACATGGCCCGGTGGTATCAGTCCACGCTCGCGGCTGGCATCACCGAGTCCGGGCTGGTGGTGTCCACGCAGGCCCTTGCCGAGCTTGACCGGGTGCTGGATGATGGGCTCGCGCGGATGTACCGGCAGGGCTACGCGGACACGGTACAGGCCATGCCAGACGCCGATGGTGTCATGCCCACGTTTGACATCAACGACCGGGCACGCCAGTACCTGATGGAAACGAAGCTCGAACTGGTCCGCACCATCCCCGAGACATTGAAGGAAGAGGCTACCCGGATCATCGCGGATGGGGTTGGTGAAGGTCAGACCATCAACGAGATCCGGGACGGGCTGGCAGACGTTGGCTCGGTCGATGCGATGGCCGAGCGTGTGGCCCGTACCGAAACGGCCCGCGCGTACCAGTACGGGGACATGCAAGGCGCGGAGGAACTGGGCGGGTTCAAGGGCCGGACGTGGCTGCTGGCGGGTGGGCCTTGCCCGTTGTGTGCGGCGGCGTCCGAGATCCTGGCGGGTAAGGTGGTGCCGTTCTCCGAGCCGTTCTTCAAGGCAGGCACGACCATTGCGGCGGCGGATGGTGCGGTGACGCTGGCGCGTGACATTTGGGTACCGAGTGAACTTCACCCGCAATGCAGGTGCATCAGCATCAACGAACTGGCGGACGAACCAGACGACGGCAACTAGGCCGCGTTAGTGACTACTATACTTGTCGGAGGCCAGCCAATGATTATGACGCGCAACGCCACAGAAATCCGCAGCCGAATGGCCGAGACGTGCAAGCGGCTGGGGCTGTCTGTTGACACGACGAAGGCCGGTATGCTGGGCGTGTCGATGGGTGAGGACTCGGCCATCATCGAGCAGAACGGCGGCATCGAGATCGAGGGCATGGCCACCTATGCCAGCGTGGACTGTGACGATGAGGTTGTGCTGGCGGACGGGCTGGACTTCCGGATCTTTGAGACGTACCGATCCATCTTCGCCGATCACGTTTATGGTCTAAAGAATGTCGTCGCCACCCTTCGCTGGATTCGCCCAGTGAAGGGCATCGACGGCACAGTGCGGGGCTGGCGGATGCGTGCCCGGCTCATGCCTACCGACCGATTCGAGGACTCAGCCCGCGCGTTGGAACTGGCCAAGGCCGGGGCGTTGGGGTTTAGTATCGGCTTTGCCCCAACCGACCGGGGGGCGTTGACCCCGGCAGAACAGAAAATGTACCCGGCAGCCCGGACCATCACGCGCAAGGCCGATGTGTTTGAAGTGTCGGCCACCCCGATGCCGTGCAATATGTCCTGTGCTGGCGTGTCCGTAGTTGCCGACGAAGGCAAGGCCGCGCGGCTACAGTCGTTGGTGACCAAGGGCATGGCATGGGCCAAGCCAGCGTTAGACTACTACAGACCCGAGAAGCGCACGATCTACATCGTTGATTGATTAGCTCCCTTCCCCTCCATCCCCGCTGTTGATGAAAGTCCGGCGGGGATGTTCAAAACGACGGAGCCCCCGAGGGGCCGACGCAACCTGCTACGGCAGGCCCGAGGCCACGACGTAAGGCGTCCCCAGTTGTGCCACAAGGTACACCACTAGGAGACTTCTTATGAAGTGGTCAAGCATTTGCAAGGCGCTCGGTCTGGCGGACACCGCCACGCTGGAGCAGGTTCAGAAGGCCATCGACGAGCAGAACGCTGTCATCAAGTCCGCGTCCGGCCCCGTCGATGTTGCCGCCGCGTACAAGGCCCACACCGCCAAGCCCATCCTGATCGAGGATGAGGTCGAGGCCAACGATCTGGCGGTCAAGGCTGCCAGCCAGACCAAGGCCAAGGCCGACCGGGTTGAGCAGGCTAGCCAGACCAAGCTGAACGACGACGGCGACGCGCCCAAGTTCAACGGGGCCATGTCGGTCCGCAAGGCGTACAACGTTCGCGCTGCTCAGGGCCTGACCAAGCTGGCCGATGCGGACGCTGCCGAGCAGGTCGGTGCGTTCTTCCGCCTCGCCACGTTCGGCAAGGACTACGGCGGGCGCGGCTACTCGCAGGAAGCCAACGACAAGGCCATCGTAAAGACGCAGGTGAACTTCGACAACACCCTCGGCGGCTACACGGTCGCGCCCGAGCTTGTCAACCAGATCCTGTACCTGACCGAGACCAGCATCGGCACGGCCCGCAAGCTGGCCAACGTGGTCCGCATGGGTAGCGACGTTCGCATGTACCCCCGCAAGACCAGCATCCCCGCGATGTCCGCCGTGGCCGAGAACGGCACCATCACCGAGGGCGACGTGACCCTCGATCAGGTCCGCCTGACCGCCAAGAAGTTTGGTCGCATCCTCGCGGCCAGCAACGAACTGCTGGAAGACTCGGCCATCAACGTCGCGGACATGATCGCTACCAGCGTCCGCGAGTCCTACGACCGCATCATCGACACCTGCTATTTCAACGGCACCGGCACTTCGGCCACGGCTGGTATCAACGGCCTGACCAACGCTCTGCCTTCCGCCGCGTACATCAACGGTGCGGGCGCGTGGTCGGCGATCACCACGGCCAACTTCAACACGGTTCTCGGCTCGCTGGAGAACGTCGATAGCAGCCGCATTGCGATGGCCTGCTCGCGCCAGTTCTACCACCAGGTCATGCTCCGTCTGGAGAAGGGCCTCAACCAGTTCAAGGATCTGGCAGCACCCGGCAACGGCGGGGCTGATGCCATGTTCCTCGGCTACCCGGTCTACTTCGCCGCCCTCATGCCCACGGCGACCGGCAACACCGTCCGTTCGTGCTACATCGGCGACTTCGCAGCCGCGACCATGATTGGCGAACGCCGTGACCTTGCCATCCTCGGCTCGTCCGAGGCTGGCTTCACGACCGATTCGTACAAGTGGCGTGCAACGACCCGCTTCGACGTGACCATTCACGGCGACGGGCGCGGCTCGACCGTTGGCCCCGTTGCTTGCCTGCTCGCCACCGCCTAACCAAGACCCCAACCACGTACAGGAGACTCAGACATGATTTCAGGCGCAGACTTCCGTTGGGGCACGCTTCTCGGCCCCGTCACTGTTGCGACCAACGCGACCGCCTCGGCCAGCATTGATCTGAACACGCTCGGTAACCCCGGCGTGCTTCTCATCAAGGCTCGGCTCCCCGCCGCGTCCGCAACCAACGCATCCGCCAAGTGGACCGTGCTGGCGTTCGGCGCGTCCGACACCAACACGTTCTCGACCAACAACACCGTGGCCGGTCTGGTTGGCACGACCAACACGACCGCCGCGGCTGGCCAGTTCGTCCTCCCAACGAACAACAACACGGCAGCCGGTCAGGACACCATCATCACCGTCCGCAACCCCGGTCGCTATGGCCGCTACTGGTTCGTCCAGTACCAGGCACCGGCGTCTAACTTCACGGTGAACATCGACGCTGTTGGCATCGACTCGGTGGAGGCCCCAAGCTCCGCTACCGAGACTTCGCTGAACGGCACGGCTGTTGCCATCTAACCCAACACGGGGCCGGTCTAACGGCTGGCCCCGTTGCTTATGACAAACGCAGTGAGGTTGAACGTGGGAGCTGGCGACGTCGTCATCGACGGCTATACGCCATTGGACATCAAGACCGGCACCGAGGCCGGGAAGTTGCCGTACGCCGATGAGTCCGTGGACGAGGTGTACGCCTCGCACGTACTGGAACACATCGTACGGGCCGACACGATCAGCACCCTGCGCGAGTGGATTCGGGTATTGAAGCCGGGCGGGATCATCCGCGTGGCCGTGCCCGATATGGAACTGTGGGCCAAGTGGGTTGTGGAAGGCAAGCACGACTTCGATATGGCTGGCATTGCCTACGGCGGCCAGATCGACGCCGACGACTTCCACCGAAACGCATTCAACGCGGCGACGCTGGCCGGTCTGTTCCGTGAGCTTGGCCTAATCAGCGTTCGGAAGTTCCAGCCGTTTGCGGAAGATTGCTCGCGCCACCCGATCAGCCTGAACATTGAAGGCGTCAAGCCCCATCCGATCCAGTCCGTCCGGTCGCGCGTGAAGGGCGTTATGACCGTGCCGCGCGTGGGCTTCACCAACAACTTCTCTGCCATCACCCGCACCGTCATGGAGTTGGGCATCGCGTTCCAGACCTGCCAAGGCGCGTACTGGCACCAGGGCATCACGCGTGCGCTGGAATGGGCCAGCGATGCCGAGTACGTGCTGACCATCGACTACGACACGCTCTTTACCGTTGACGACGTGCGGCGGCTGGTCCAGATCGCAGACGCCAACCCGGACTATGCGGCCATCGCAGCCATGCAGTCCAAGCGGGAAGAGTCTGTAGCCTTGCTTTGCCGGAAGGAACAGACCACCCGCGAGCAGATGCGTGCGGACATTCTGCCGTGTGACTCGGCCCATTTCGGTCTGACCCTGATCCGCACGGCGGCATTGAAGGACGTTCCGAAGCCGTGGTTCCTCTGCCAGCCCGATCCCGAGGGCGGGTATGGGGACGGGCGGATCGACGCGGACGTGGCGTTCTGGCACCGTCTACGGGCCGCCGGGCACAAGGCCGGAGTGACCCCGCACGTAGCGGTCGGGCACTTGCAGTTGATGGCGACATGGCCCGGCTTTGACCTGATGCCGGTTCATCAATACGTGTCCGATTGGGATAAGAGCGGCCCGCCCGAGCGTTGCCTTGCCTACTAGGAGTCACCCATGCCTCTGGCGACGGTAGCAAACTATAAAGCATGGGCCGGTATCAATGGGACCGGCAGCGATGCCGCCATCACGCTCATGCTCGCGCAGGCGGAAGCGTCGGTGCGCCGCTATGCCGGGCGTGACATGACCAACGGCTTCGAGTCTGCGAACCGTACCGAGACTTACAACGGCGACGGCGGTTCTGTCCTGCAACTCCGCGAGTGGCCCATCACGACCCTGACCAGCGTCGAGGAGCGCGACCGGGCCGGGACGTGGACCACGCTGGACGCGGACGAATACCGGGTAGACACCCGCACGGGTCAGCTCTACCGGCTCGGTGCGACCTGGGGCCGGATCGTGTCAGACTTCGTGGGCGGCGGGAATAACCCGGCCTTTGGAGTCTCGCCATCGTGGAGTGCCGATCCCGCGAGCGTGCGCGTGACGTACACGGGCGGCTATACAACGATCCCGGCTGACATCGTGGCCGTGGTTTACATGCTCATCGACTACAAGCTGGCCAACGCTGGCGGCAACCCGTCTGCGACAAGCGAGACTATCGGAGTCTACAGCGTGTCTACGTCGGGTTCGTCCGTGACCGAGCATGAGATCCTGAAGAGCAACATGCCCAGCGAGACAAGGGGCACCGTCATATGAGCCGCACGCCACGCACACCCCGGCACCTGCTCAGGGACTCTGTGACCCTGACCCCGGCCACGGTAACGACCGAGGCTAGCAGCGGCTCGCCTGAGTGGACCTACACGGGGGCTACGTCCGTGACGGTACAGGGGCGGCTCCAGCCGCTTAGCTCCAGCGAGTCCATGATGTACGGGCGGGACACGGGCACGGTGGTCTATCAACTGTTCATCGCCCCGTATGACAATAACGGGCAGGCGATCAGCTATGCCCATGACGTTTGGAAGACTGTCCGCGTGACGATCAGCGGCGTGACGTACCGGGTGGACGGGCCAGCCCGTGACCCGGACGGTGCCGGGTGCCTGTTGCAACTGACCTTGGAGCGCATGTAGTGGCCAAGACCACGGACAATACCGCGAAGTTCCAAGCCGCGTTCCGCCGGTCGATGGCGGTTGGTATCACTCGCGCGGCCAAGGCTGTGTCTGAGGTAATGAAGAACAGCATGACGCGGGCGGTACGGTTCAAGACTTCCGCGCCGGGCACGCCACCCAACAGGCAACGGAGCAGCAGCGGACTGGCGGCAACGCTTAGTCACACCACGGCTAAGGAAGTAAACGGTAAGTTTACTGCATCGGCAGGGTCTGCACTTCCGTACGCTCGCATTCACGAGAAGGGCGGGACGATCCGCGCCAAGGCCGGAAAGTTCCTCCCAGTGCCTATCAACGTGGCCGCCAAGCGGCTGATGGAAACGCATCAGGGTTCGCTTAGTAAACTCCCCATGACTGTCATCAGGACCAAGGGCGGCAAGCTCTACCTCATGGGCGTGGACAAGGTGCGGTACCGGAACAAAGAGGCCGGGCTGCGCGTCAACAACAAGCCAATCTTCGCCCTGCGTAAGTCCGTGCGGATGCCGCGCCGTCCGTGGGCTGCACCGGCGCTGGCCAAGGCTACCAAGGACGGGACCATCGACCGGGCTATCCGTGGGGCGGTCAAGTCCGGCGTGGTCCAGTTTACAGCGGGGGTGGCCAAGTGACACCATTCATCGTCGCCCGCTCCATCATCGCGCAGCTCAAGACCGACACCAGCACGGGCGGTCTGTACGAAGGCAACGCCTGGAAGTTCATCACCGGCGGGATGTGGCACGGCGCAGCCACACCAGCCGGGTCCGAGCCGTTCCCGTATGCCGTGTTTACGGTTGAACTGTCGCAGACCATCGGCATGCGCGACGACGGCCAGAACGTCACAATCAATATCGACCTGTACGATAAGACCGACAACGCCTTCGGAAACATCGAGGCGGCCATGCTTCGCATCTACGGGGACGCCATCTCACAGGCCAACCGCACGCCGACGTATGGGCTGCACCGGCTGGCAAGCCTGACCCCGACCACACCCAACACGTTCAGCAGCACGCTCAACGGGTTTATCTGTACCGCCCAGTCCGCATCGTTTGCGGACGAGAAGGTGGTAACAGGTCGCATGACATTCACCGCGCGGCTCCAGACCAACGCGGCGTAGGAGGTTCTATGGGCTATCAACTCTCATCGGAAGAAGGCAACCTTGAATCGTCCGCGACGACGGTGGACTTCTACCAGGCGTTCTTCACCGCATCGCGTCTGGTCCGCGCGGCCTTGACCATCAACGCCGACTCTGCGGACGCAACGGTGTTGCAATCCGGGTCTACCTCATTCATGCAGGGCCTGTCCAACTACACCATCGAGGTCGAGGCCCTGTACCCTACCAGCGCACCCCGCTACGGCAATCAGGGCTTCGTGACCTTCGCCAGCGGGTACGTGCCGTTCATCAAGTCATTCAGTCTCGATTTTGATTTTGGCGAAATTGACATTACCAGCCGCGCTGCGGCGGACGGTACGGCACTGGCCGCTCGCATCTACCGCCCGGCCCATCGTCCAATCGTCACTGGCACGTTCACCACGCTGGTTGACTCGGCGGCCAAGCCCACGTCGGTGGTGGCCGCGAACACGGCGGCTGCGGCGGCAACGTTCAAGTTGGCCGAAGGCGGCGCGGCCGATCCGTCCTTTACCGGCAACATCCGCACGATCAGCCGAACGGGACCGACCATCGGACCGGCTGGTGAGCAGATGGTCGAGTACGGATTCCAGTTCGACGGGGCGGTTACGTCGGTGGCTGGCACGACAGGCACCCCGGCACTGTTGCCCGCTGGCACCGTTGACGGCGCGGACTGGGACGCATCCGGCGCTGGTCTTGGCAATGACATCGAGTTTAGCACCGTCTCGGGCACGTCCTACACCGGCACGGGCTTCCTTCGCACGCTCCGCGTCGAGGTGCCCAGCGACGGTCCTATCCGTGTCACCGGCACCATTCGCGGCTCGGGCGTTCTGACCTAAGGAGGCGGCATGGCTGGACCTGGCGGCGATCCGATTATGACGACGCGCGTGGACATCACGGGCAACGTTGCGCCATTGCAACAGGCCGTCACGCAGGCCAAGGCCGAGGTCAAGAAGCTGGAAGTGGATACGGCCATGTCGGGCCGGGCCGGGGCTGGTGGTGGTGGTGTCGGGACTGGCAGCGTTGGTGCAGCGGCTAAGGGTGTGGACCAAGAACTGCGCACCAGCGCGGGCCGCATCTTTGGTATCGCCGGTGCAGCAACGGCGGCTGGTGCTGCTATCGACCGGCTCATCGGTTCCTTCAACGGATTCCGCAACGCTGGCCGGGACGTTGTGAATCAGGCCGACAGCATCGGCAAGGCTCTAGGTTCCGGCAGCGAAATCAGCCAAGGCTTGACCGAGGCCGAAAAGAAGGCAATGGCCATCGCAGCGGCCACCAAGGAAGTCCGCCGGGACATTGAATCCTTGGGAGAACTGAACGGTGTCGTCGATGGTGTCAACAAGATTGCACTTGGAGCAGCGACGACCGAGGCGGCCACTACGGGCCTTGTCTCCAAACTTGTTGCGGCGGTTTCACCGGCGGCCCTTCTCTATCAGTGGTACAAGAAGGGCACGGAGGAAACCGTCAAGCAGGCCGAGCTTGCGCTAAAGAAAGCGCAGGACGAAGCCAAGGCACGGGAAGAGGCCGCAGAAAAAAACCGGCAGGAGTTGCTGCTGGTTGAGTCTCGCAAGCGTGTCATTGAACTACAGAACGCCGAACTGACCGGAATCAACAAGCTGAATGCCGAGTACCGAAAAAGCATCAACGAAATCAACGAGCGCCGCAAAGGTGCGTCTGCGGAGTTGCTTGCCAGCCTTGACGACGAAGCCAAGGCTGAGAAATCAAACTACGACAAGCGCGTCCAGAGGCTTGTTGATGAGATGCGAGAGAAGCGGGACGCACGCGAGAAGGCTGCACGGGAAGATGACAAGCGGGCCAACGACGCCGCCGAACGCCAAGCCAAAGCCCTAGCCGATGCCTACGCCGGTGCCTTTGACCGCATCCGCGCGGACTCGGCCAACGCCTTCCCCGCCGAGCGGCTGATCGGTTCTATCGAAACCATGATCGAACGTCTGGAAGCACTGGCCGACCAAAGGAGCCGACTGCGTGGCTAACCTCATCGAGCTTGACACTTCCGGCTCCATCGACATCGACGCGGCGAACAAGGCCGCATCGGTGCGTATCTTCTACTCCAGCCTGTCCACGCCGGAGGCTGCTACGGCAGCGTTCTATAACGAGATCGGCACCGGCCCGCACCCGACTAACCCCAGCCTGCGGTTCGACAGGGTTAGCATCGTGCCGGAAGATCGGGGCAGCGGCTACCGGCTGACCGCATCCTACACGACCTTTGGCGGTGGCCGGTTCAACACGCGCGAGCAGCCCGAGGGGTACTGGTTCAAGTGGCGGTACTCGAATGTATCGGTGACGACTGAGATCCCGGCCAACGTGCGCGAGCAACGCATCGTCAAGTCCGGCGATACCGAGGACGTGGTAGACGTGTGGGTGTCGGCAAGTTTGCCGATCCAGGAATACCGGACGGTCTGGATCTTCCAAGCCTACACGCAAGTCTCAGACTACCGATCCTTCCGCGTCATTACCAACCAACTTGGCAAGGTCCACACGTTTGGCGGCGTGCTGGCCCGGTTTGCATCGGGCACGGCACGCGACGACGACAAGCGGCCCGGTTGGTACACCGTCGAATACAACTGGGAAGTTGACGCGGGCACGCCACGGCCAACCAACCAAGAGAACTTCGGGGATCGGTATCTGATCCTTGACCCGAACAACCGGCCCGTATCTGCCGGGTTCTACCGCTTGCCCTACGAGTCCTTCGTGACCATTCCATCGACCGGCCCCGAGGTGGAACCAAACGGACACATCGCGGTCCAGACCTACGCACGCGACCCGGACGGGTGGCGGTCCCTGCCCGGCACGGAGGGCATCCAGTGACCGAACTGGTCCGCGCCAAGATCACCGCCTTCGCTGGCTCGCCGGGTGGCACCGAGGGCGAATACACCTTCACGATCCAAGTGGAGGAGGGTGGCGGCGTTGTCACGTACAGCGGCGTCCAGCCCGAGAACTTGCCGTTTTGGGGCAACACGGTCCAAGTCGATCCGGCCAAGTTAGTTGGCACTATCATTATGGCACAAATGACCCGGCCACAGAACATCATCGAATGCTGGTTCATCATGCCGCCGATGGTGGCTGATTGCGGCCAGCCCCCGCCAATGCCCGGCACGATGATGGAGATTGAACGGATAAGGCAGGGCATCCCGTCCGCAGCCGCGCCGGGCGGTACGCCGGTGACTGGTGGAGGTGACAACTAATGCCGATCTATACGCACCTCAACTGCCCGATCCGGTACGCGGGTGTCCTGACCGACGGCCTGTACCGGCGCGTGATCGTCCCGGTGGACGAGGGCGACAACGTGAGCGTGTCGGCTATGCTGGTATCTGGCGCGTGGTCTACCAGCAACCTTCGCATTCGCAAGAGCAACTTCGACAACCCGCTCTCATGGAACGACTACTCCCCCCACATAGACGTTGCGGCAGACGGAACCAGTGCGCTAAAGGCGGTTGAGGCCGGGTATATCTGTCTGGAAGTGACGAACGGCCAAACCTCAGACGCTAGAATCGACGTGTCCATATTCATCTCCCACACGGGGAGGTAGGAGACTCCAATGCCAGTTGCATTCCTGAACACCGGCGCGACTTCAATGGCAGCAGCCAACTGGTCGGACACGACCGGCTTCGCGGCGGCGGCGCAGCTTGTCATCCGCGAGGGCAGCCAAGCCATCGTCAACGACCTGAACCAGTCCGCAACGTCCATTGAGTTCCTTGACATTCTGGAAGGCTTCTCCGGCAACATCGGCAGCGCGTCTGGTTCGCTTCGGTGTGACGCGGACGGGACCGCCGAGAGTCCGACCACGCGACTCTCGCGCATCCGCTACAACGCCAGCGGCGGCAACTTCTACTTCTCGGCCACGGGCGGCAACACGCTGGCCCACTTCGTCGAGATCAACACGGGCGGGACGTTCTGGGGCACCGACGGGATTATGAAGAACGTGGTCCTACAGAACGGCACGGCACGCTTCGCGGCTGCCGTGGCTGGCACGGGCGGGGTGTGGCGGTTCACGGGCGGGGTTGGCATTATCGACTATGCCGCGGCCCTTGCCATCCCACAGCTTGACGTGGTGGCTGGTCGGCACACGCTGAGCCGCAACGCCACGACCCTGAACGTCTACGGCGGCGAGCTTGTCATCGACTGCGCGGCCCTGGCCATCACGACCATCACCATTACCGGCGGCAACGTCCGGCTGCTCAACTCCGGCACGGTTACGACGGTCAACCTGTACGGCGGGACGCTGGACTGTTCGGCAACGCAGCGGCCCGTAACGTTCACTACAATGAACTCCGACTTCGCAGCGACGTTCATCAAGGGCGTGAACATCACGATTGGTACCGAGAACGTGGCCAACAAGGGAGCACGCGGGCGCAGCCGCATCTAACCAATGCCGTTCCTACTTGTCCGGGATGGGAAGCTTGTTGTGCAGGACACCCGCCTCGCGCGGGAGTCATGTACCCAGTGCTGCGAAGGCTCCGAGCCGCTTTGGTTCGAGGTGGCCGACTGCTGCTTCCCGGATGAGACGTTTTGGCTACAGGTCGGGCAACTTGGCCGGAACGGTGAAGTCCTGTATACGCCGGGCGTGCCCGTCACGATCAGGTCCGGCCCGTACTGTGCAACGACCCGCCCCGACGTAGCACTTACGTATGACGAAATCATTGCACTTGACCCAGACGCGGACTTTCGTTTGTACGCGGGTCCGGGGCCGGAAGTGGCTCCGTCTGGTTGTGACGATCCGGTTTGCCAGCCTTGCCCGCAGTGTTGTGTTGTCCGGCACATCTCGGATAACGAATGCGGCGGGCCTGCGTGCTGCGAGCATGGCGGCACCTTCACCGTCAACATCGGCGTAACCAAGACATATCAGGAGTTCCGGCGCGTGTACGGCTGGAACGCTAGCGAACCATTCTGCCTCGAATGTTTCCGGTACAGCGGGGAAGTCCAGTCCGTAAGTGGTAGCTCATCGTACTTCATCAGCGTGCGGTTCACTTGCGACAGCAACGGCAGATACACGGGCGTATGCACGGGCGCGCGCCAGTCCCGGCAGCTTCTCAACTGGGACGTAACCGGCCCGGTCGGGCACAGTTGCAGCCTACAGGATGGGTTCGCACCGATCCGCACCGAGCTACCGATCGACGCCGATCTGGACGAGGGCTGCGCGGAGATGTTTAGTCCAAACGAGCCAGCGTCTACGTGGTTCAACAAAGGCTGGTTCAACGCGGCCAACGCTGCGCCGTCGCTGGGCCATTCCGATCAGGTATTCGCGGGCGGGTTGGTGTTCTTCCCGGATCGGTTCGGGCGGGATTGCTTTGGGTCGGACAATACGTTCGAGGTGATTGATAGAAGCTGGACAACCGATCCGTGCGAGGCATTGCTAGCCGGTGCTGGCAACGTCCGAAGCATCACGAAGGAATGGAACGGCAACCAATCCTGTGACGGTGGATCGTTCCTCTACAACGGGGAATACGAATCTGGATTTAGCACGCGGTTCTTTGCCCTGCCCGCGAGTGGTTGGCAGCCGTGGGTATCGCGCGCGTTGTACCGGGTCGAGGCGGTGTGGAGCATTGAGCGGAGCGGCATCCCAACCTGCCTAGAGCCGCAATGCGTGGGCAACCCCGGCGGCCTGCCCCCGTTGCTGTTCGACCGGCGCGCGGCTGTTCCGGCGGTGAAGCAGAGCGAGGCACGCAAGGGGTGTGCTAGTTGTGGAAAGGGAGAAGGACTGTGACCGATTGGAAGGTTGAACACGGCAACGCTCTAGACCTCATGCGGGCCATGCCTGATGCGTCGGTCGATGCCCTTCTCTGTGATCCGCCGTTCGGTTCCACCAATGCCCATTGGGATCAGTGGGCAACCGGGCCGGAGTGGTGGGAGGAAGTCTGGCGCGTGGTCAAGCCGGGCCGGGCGGTGTGCCTGTTCATGTGCGGCAAGCCAATCGTGAGGCTGCTGCGCGAGGCTGGCGATTGGTTCCGGTACAAGGTGGTATGGGATCGGATGGGCAGACCTTCCGGGTTTATGAAAGCCAACATCATGCCGATGCGAAGGCATGAAGATATATACGTCTTTACCCGCGAGGGACTTCCAGCATATTGGCCACACAAAGAAAAGCACGACGGGCCGAGCTACGGCACGGTTCACCACAAGAAACGCAGGCCGGGCGTGCTTTACAACGACACCATCGGATCAGGCACCACGACCGTAGACGACGGAACTAGATACCCGGTTGACCTGATCCGGTCGCCAGCGGTAAACGGGACGCGCGAACACCCAACCCAAAAGCCCGTGGCCGTCATGGAGCGGCTGGTCCGCTGGTACTCGGACAAGGGCGCGGTAATCCTTGACCCGTTCTGCGGGTCCGGCTCTACTGGCGTGGCTTGTGTCGAGAATGGCCGGGCGTTCATTGGCATTGAACGGGACGAAAAGTACGTCGAGATCGCGCGCCGCCGCATCGCGGAGGCTGCGGCCCGGCCAATGCTGGAGGGCATCAAGTGACGCGCCTGTTTACCCTCGCCACGTCCGAACTGATCCGCATGGCCCTAGCCGGTGAACTCGGCCCGCGCGAGGTCTGGACCGCCCTGCGCGGGGCGGAGAAGTACCGCCGTGCCGTGGCCGATGGGGACGTGGCGGACCCGGCCACGCAACAGGCCCGCGCGGATAAGTGTTGGGCGTGCCCGTCGAGTACCAGCCGGACCACGGCGGCGAACGCGACGGGCGTGTTCTGTGGCACGCCGTTCCGTGATGGCGTGATGACCTGCGGCTGCCTTGTAAGCGTGCGCATCGAGGGCAAGACCTACGCGGGCGGGAAGACCGTGGTAGCGTCGGAGCAGTGCCCCCAACAGAAATGGTGAACCTGTAAGCAATCGTTACAGGTTGCTTTTGCAAAAGCAAACGAAAGGGGTTGCGATGGACGAGGTGGCAGCGGTCAAGCACGAACGCCAGAAAATCTACGGCCCGCCCCGCGAGAACCACGAGGGCATCGCGGCGGCCTGGACCGCCCTGCTCCAGCCGTGGCACATCGAGATCCGGGACGGCAAGCCACTCCCGCCGCATGTGGTGGCCCTTTGCATGGCGGCGATGAAAATGAACCGGATGCGGCGCGTCTACCACGCCGACAACTTCACGGACATTGCGGCCTATCTCAGTTTCGTGGCGGAGTGGCAGCCGAGCGCGCCACTACCGGCATCGGTCGAGGGCACCACATAAGGGGCAAGGCATGGCGACGAAGACGGAGCGGTTCGTAGTCATCAGCGATACGCACGGTGATCAACTAGACCCGGCAGCGTTCGCGGCGGCCAAGTCCTTTATCGACGAGTTCAAGCCGGACCATCGCATCCACGCCGGGGATGTGTTCGACCTGCGGTGGCTGCGGTCAGCCGCGACCGACGAGGAGAAGTACGACGACGTGATAGCCGACATCGAGAGCGGTCTATCGCTGCTCGAGTGGTACAAGCCCACGGCGGTCGTGTGGGGCAACCACGATGCCCGGCTAGCTCGAGCTGTTGGGGGCGTGCAGGGAGCTACTCGAGCATTGGCCGAGATGTTGGTGGACCGTATAGCCGATGCCCTGCCAGCCGGGTGCGTCACGCACAACTACGACAAGCGAAACGGCGTGTACCAGTTAGCCGACTGGCGGATCATCCACGGGTATTCCTGCGGGGCCACGGCCATCCGCACGGCAGCGGCCACCTACGGCAATGTGATGATGGGCCACCTGCACCGGGTCGAGCGCGTGCAGGTCAACGGCATCGAGGACCGCATCGGCATGTGCATCGGGTGTTTGTGCCGCCTGGACCTGCCCTACAACGCGGCCAGCCTCAACACCCTCCAGCAGCGGCACGGGTTTGCGTATGGCTTCATCATCAACGGCAGGGCGGTAGTGTTCCAAGCCCAGCCGGTCGGTGGCGTGTGGGTCTTTCCAACAGAGTTCCGAACGATGGGAGCAAGCGATGGCGAAGGGAAAAAGCGTGGTCGGTGAGGACGTGCTGGCGGCGGTGCGTGCGATGGTGGAACGTGGCGCGAGCGATGCCAAAACCTCTAGAGAGTGGGGTGAGGAATGGCGGCTAAAGACAAGGCCAACGCTCGAAGTGATCCGCGCCGCGATGGGTGCCGGGCTGATGGAGCATTGCACCGTGATGCGCCGGGTGCTGTCCGGCATCGACAAGCCATCGCCAGCCTACCGCATCGTGCCCAAGCCAGCCCGCAAGCGGTAGGGTTCGACGACGCTTGGCTCGACTGCCTGACCTGTGGCCAGCCTTACGCAGAGTGCGAGTGCTACGTGGACCTCTAGCGGGCCGGTTCCACCACAATCCGAACGGATTAGGCTTGCGGTCGGTATGGCGCAAGTGGCGTTGTAGCATGGGGTTACGGACAAGTTGAACAAATGTTGTACGAAATAGTGGGTAATGGGTTGCGGGGTGTCGATAGGTAAGGTATACTCATCCTGTCGGTAGCACGCACCACGAACCACGAAGGGAACAGCAATGCAGACCATGACCAACAACGCGAACGTCAACGCCAAGACCGCCAAGCAGTACGCCGAGATTGTGGCCGAGATTCAGGAACGCATCGACGCCGGGCACGCTTGGGACAAGGCCAACGGCAACCGCGCTTACGCCTCGTCCGCCGTGTGCCGGGCCGACAAGCGCGAGCGGGCCGCGTGGGATGCCAAGATCAAGAGCCTTCTCAGCCTGTAACCCCCCCCGCCCGCCCCTGAAAAGGGCCGGGCCGGTTTGTCCGAACCGTCCAACCACAACGAAGGGAGCAGCAATGGAAGAACGTCTGTCACAGGATTACCTCGACCGCATCACCCGCAGCGTCGGCGGCACCGTCGCCAAGCCAGCCCAGCCCAACGTCCGGTCAGACGCGGCCAGCCAGAACGAGGCTGCTACTGCGGTGGCTGGGGCGGGGCCGGGCGACTGGCGCAACCAGTGCAAGCTGCGGAGGGATTCACGCGGGTTTGACCTGTGGGAGATGGTCAGCCCCAGCGGGCAGTATTGGCTGGACAGCAGCGGCCAGTGGTTTCACCTTCCGAAAGAAGCCGTCGTGACCGGCAACTTTGCAACCCCGACCGGCGCACGCATGGCCCTGCGGCTGGCCGATACACCGCCGGACGTGACCAGCCCGGCACCGGCCAAGCCCACGTACGCACCAGCGGATGCCGAGCAGCCCGAACCGTTCTGCGAGGCGACCGGGCCGATGCACCAGGCCTTCACAACCATTAAGCCGAAGCCCGTTGACAGCATCGAGAAGCTCATCGACCGGCTGGCCAAGGTCAACGGGGCCATCGAGGTAAGCCACGGCATGTCCTTCCGCGTGACGGGCCAAGTCGAGAAGGCCGAGCCGCGCACGCATGACGAGCCGGGGTACCCCGAACACTTCGCGTTGCATCATGTCTTCCTCCCGGAAGACTGGACTCGCGGCATCCTGAACGCTATTGCTTATGACCTTGCTGGGAAGCTCGACACCGGCACGATCAGGACCGTACTGGAGTCTGCCTCGCGTGCCCTGTTGCTCACGGGCGAACTGGACGAGGCGGACCTGCTCGGGCTGGCCGTGGCGGTTGAGGACAAGCTTGATATTGGGAAGTGACTGTTCCCACGCGAGGGCCTGCACGGAGGCGGGCCCGAGCGTAGACACAGTCATCGGTTGCGTGCGAGTGGCCGACGCACAGACCGCAGCACACACAGGCCAAGGGAGTTTCATAGTGGCACTTCGAGGATCAATCCCCAAGCCCGA